TTACAGCACCTTTATCGTCTTTATCACCTCTTCCTGTTTTCGCTTTTTCTCCTCTGTCAGATGTGCATAAGTGTCAATTGTCACAGATGTTGATGCATGCCCCAGAATCTCACTGACAGCCTTAACATCAGCTCCGGCAGAATATGCCAATGTGGTATATGTATGTCTTGCCATGTGAGGACAAAAGTTTTCAAGCTTCTCTTTTCCATTTTCCTCTGCTTCTTCGTTGTATGATTCTATGATTCGGTTAATCAGATTTAAGAATCCAGGTTCATTCCAGACACGTCCAACAGAATTTGCAAATACAATGTCTGATACCTGCCTCCTGATGTTTCCGGAATCATCTACAAAAGGAATTGACATCGTAGGACCTGCATTCCTCATTTTTTCTTTCAGAAGCATTTTTCGTACCTCATTATTCATCGGAATCGTTCTGACTGATGTTCTGCTCTTCGGAGAAGCCAACGCCATAGTAAAACCGAAGTCTTTTTTCCGGTAACGGTTGACCGTCTTATCAATGGTAAGCATATTATTTTTAAAATCTACGTTATCCCATGTAAGCCCGGCAAGCTCTCCTATCCTTACTCCTGTATTAAATAAGAAAATAAATTCTGGATAAGCATAAGAATACTGGGGACTTGTCTTTACATAATCCATAAACAGCTTTATCTGATCTGATTCTATTGCTGTACGTTTCTTTGCTCCTGTCTGAGGTATCTGGAGATTTCTGGCCGGATTCTTCAGTATCACATCTTCATCCACTGCACTTTCAAATACTGCATTTAAACAGCTTTTTAAATTCGTCATGGTAGAAGTTTTCTTTCCATCCTTAATCATTCCATTGACGATTTTCTGGCAGTCCACCTTTTCAATCTTACAGATTGGCTTCTTGCCTATTGTTTTTCTAATATATGTATTGTAATAGGATTTATAGTTGGTGCAGGTTGTCGCTTTACGCCCGCTCTTGGCAAATGTCTCAAACCAGTAATCAAAATACTGATTTAATGTCTCTTTTGCTTTCTTTGTATTGAACCTTGCCCCTTTATCAATCTTACATAATAAATCATTCTCCTGCTTACGGAGATCTGCCAGACTGGCAGCTGTAATTGTCACACGCTCTCCATCAACCATTTTACGGAACATATATCGCTGATTCTTTTCATCGTAGTATTCACCTACGCGGAGGTTTCTACCTTTAATGTCTTTTCTCGCCATAGTAATACCTTTCTTATATTAAGGCAGGGCAGCAGTCCGCCGCCCCTCTGATTATCCCAACAATCTTAAAACATAAGCATGAATTACTTTCAGCCAGTGAAGATTATTACATTTCTGAATCAGTTTAATAGTTTCTTCTTTGTAATCCATATCAATTTCCCCTGTTCTTTAATACTCTGGCAATGAATCTATAGAAGAATTCAAGCAGGCTATCATCATTTACATTCTGTAATATCTCAATAGTTTCTTTCTTGTAATCCATATTAGTACCCCCACTGCTTCTTGACGCCACTGAAAAAGTGGTAAGTTTAGTATCACAGGGTGTCAAATATGTGCAAAAATGTTCTTTGATAATAAAATATTGCTAAAATAGTGTTTTGAGGGATGCAAAATCTACCCTTTTGAGAGATGAATTTTCCTATTTTTCCTCATTTGGGCAGACTTATCCCTTTAGTTTTAAAATTCGTTTTAAATTGACTGCAAATATTGATACTGCTCCTTGAAGTTGCATGTTTGATAGTCCAGCAGCATCACAACGACTATATCCGTGTATATTTTTTAATTCACTATTTTTTGCCTCTATCATATAGCGGGTTTTGAAACGTTCCTTGAAATATTGTGTTTTTTGAAACGCTTCTTGATTTTTATGATAATCCGATTTAATAGTGATACTATACGTTTTGGTTTTTGCATTTTCTTTATAGCAGCCATTACGATAAGGACAGACATGGCATTTATTAATATCGAAAAAATATTTGATACGTGTATTCTTTTTCTGATTACTACGTTTGTCAATTCGATATTTTATAGCCAAATGCCCCGCTGGGCACTGCATGGTATCCGCATCTTTATTAAAGATAAAGCCGTCCTCTGAACGAGTCCCTTTTATGATGCTCGGGTTAAGCTTTGAAATTAATTTATAGTCATTGCTTTGTGCATCTTTTAAATTTTCCAGTGTGGAATATGCGGTATCTGCTATTACTTCATTAACGGTTGCACCTGCTGCTTTACTTTTTTGAACCAGTACTGGAAGTTCCTGACCATCAAATGCTTCGCCGGATGTGATTGTTGCTGCTGTGATAATCCGTTCATCTGTCATGGCCAAATGAGTTTTGTATCCGTAAAAAGAAGAATTGACCGCTTTATGGCCAATCCGGGCATCCGGGTCAATGGATTGATCATAACAATCAATCTGATTATCCAAAATTTCGGATAACATAGAAGATTCTTCTTTAATCGTTGGCAGTTCTAAATACGGACTTTCCTGAACCGTGTTTAATAATTCATGACAGTATTCATTATACTCATCTAAAGAAGCTCGTTTTTCAGGTTCATCTGGCAGATAAATGTCTTTATCAGAATCTTTTAAAGCTGCTTTTAAAGAAGTAGAGGCTTTTTTCAACATTTCTCTCTGAGTAGTTTTATGATAACGGGCTTCTGTATGAGTTGAGTCAACAATTATAGTATTGCTTTTTAAAACATCTTGATTTATGGCAAGTTCTACACTTTTATTTATGAGCAGATCAAGTATATTTTCATCTTTTAAACGCTGCTTTCTGAATTTGGTTAAAAGACTAGGATGGATAACCTCTTCTTCTGGCGTTAATTCCAGAAAATATTTAAAAGACATATCATATCGTGATCTTTCAACAACACCATTATCAGAAAGGTTATAAAGATATTTTAAAAGCAGATATTTAAATAGCAATATAGGTTTTTTTGCATTACGTCCATTATCAAGGCAATATTTATTTTTTAATTCATCATATATAAAAGAAAAATCGACCAATTCCCTGATTTTTCTTAGAATATGATCTTTTGGAACAATCATGTCATATAAATCTGAATAATAACTAAGGCTAAGTTTAAGTTGGGATGATAACATTTCAACCTCCGACAATTATGATACCTTAATTATATCAGATATATGATTTTACGACCACTTTTTCAGTGGCGTCCTTCTTAAATGAGACAATTACGTTATACAAAAATTTCAGAAATTTCTCGCTCTGGATTTCATTCAGAAAATTTTCAATTTCTTTTTTATAATCCATGTTATGCCTCCACCACTTTCGTATTATCTTTTATTTTCTTTATCATCAGATAATTTGCAAGGTTATGTACTCTCTTAAGGTCTTCCAGATCATTCATCATTAAAGCATCCGTAATCAGCCAGAAACGCTCCTGATCTTCCTCTGATAATTCCATAAAGGCTTCATTGCTGGAACAAGCTATCCGAAAGAGTTCTGCCAGCTCATAGATGTGCTGTAATGATCTTCTATCTTTGTTAGCCTGGACAACGTCCATTATTGCCTTTCTGCAAGGGACCTGAGTTAAATTACACTTCTCCATTGTTTTCTGCCTCCTGTTCCTTTTTAATCTGCTGGTTATAGCATCCTCTAACAAATCCAAAAGCTAAGTCTAATAGTTCTACATCATCCATCCTTAACGCCATACTAATAATGTCTGACTGTCTGGACAGTACTCGAACCTGCTCACGACACACATTCCAACTTTCTTCCCAGTCTTTCGCCTCTTCCTTTGCTTCCTCGAGCTGTTTCTTGAGATCTGCGATAATCTCTGTTGCAAGAGCTGTGCTTACTTCTTCTGTCTCCTGTGCCGGAACACCTATGGCCTGCATCACTTCTGTTTCTTCTGATGTTCTCAATGTTTTTTCTTTACTCATGCTTCATTCTCCTCTCGTTCTAATTCGTGTACATAATCACATACTTTAGCAGATATAAATCCACCTGCAAAAATCATAAGAACGTCCATTACTGATATCATTCTGTCCATTCCTTTCTTTTGTTGTCTGAGGGGAATGAGTATGTTATAATACGCACAGCCCCTCAATTTTAGTCGGTTGTCGGGTTACTTTGCCTTTATCAGAGTTGCCGCTCTGGTAAGGGCTTTTTATTAAATTGTTTCTACCTGAGACTTTCCAAAGAAACTTGCCTTGTATTCTGCGCCGTCTCCCCTGCTTCCCCAGATAAGAGAACATCCGAATAATGCCTTGGAACCATGAACCACTTTATATCCCAGTTCTTTCCATTTAGCAAAAGTATTCGTCTCTTCAGTGATTCCTGCTACCTGTTTCGCACTTTCGATACGTTTTGCATTGATTTCCTCAGCCTTTGCGCTCAACCATGCTCTATGAAGAGCTTCTGCAAAGCGGATGTCCTTTGTCCTGCGGTAAATCTTCCATGCTTTCAGCATGATCTTTGATAAGTTGTACTTCATGTTCTTATCCCTCCTTTTATCGGAATTCCCAACAGCCCCGGCAGGCTTTAAACATCTAGCGTTCTGCTCAGTGCATCTCAGTCTCTCTTATCCTGCTTCCCGGTGTTCTGTCGCCGTCTTACTTTCCCTTTCGATACTCCTATCAACTTTCGCTGTTGTTCTGTTCCCTTAAACTGATTATATTATATGTCTATTTACACCAATAGTCTATTGACATTTTAGCTATATTTACATCAATATATTTATGTATTTTCTATATTTACATCAATAGACTTTTATGATATACTTCGGTTATGGTGGAGAAAGTGAACCTATATCTACCATCCTTTATTATTACTTAGAAAGAGGTGCAAACATGCCAGAGGAAAGTAAAGTAAGTAAGGCTCAGCAAAAAGCTGTAAATAAATATGTAAAAAACAATTACGATCGCATTAATGTAACCTTTCCTAAAGGACAAAAGGAAATTATCATGCAAGCAGCAGAAGCCGCTGGAGAAAGTGTAAACGGATATATAAAAAAAGCAGTAGATCAACGGATGGAACGTGACAACGCATAACTGATATTATTCATGAAAGGATGTGCTCTCATGGCAAAACGTTTATACACCTATGATGATATTATGAATCTGCCTGATTTTATCCGGGTAGAATTGATTAACGGTGTAATTCATACAGATGACTGGACAAATCTGGAGGTTGATGAGGAAGTCTTTCAGAATCCACCATCTGAAGATCATCACGTCACCTACCGCCTTTCCATCGTAAAAAAATAAAACAATACCTGATATTTTACTGTTCTATTTGCATAGGAGGATTCCATGAGCCTTTTCAATAAAATTAAAAGTGTTTTCAATTCATCATCCGATGATGTTCCTGATGCTCAAACCATCTATTTCAAAAATGGAGAGATGTACAAAGTATATCCCACTGATAAAGAAAGCTGGTACGATGCCAGATATCTGGTTTCAGATGGGGTAAAATATGATCTGGAGAATCTGGACGATTTAAAGCGCATTCCTGTACCAAAATTCCCAGCACATCAAAATATAATGGATGGATATGGCGTTACTGGAAATTTAGATTATGTTTTAAGGATGAAAGCCGGAAGCTTTTATAATCGCAAAGATAAAATAAGATGTTCAGCCTGTTTATGGAAATGTACTGAATTAATGTTTGCTCATCCTTTTTTATCTTGGGACGAAAGCCACTTTTACCGGATAGTACAATGGCACGTAGAAATGGGAATGTTTGACGAAGCTGACGAGGCTGAGAAATATATATATTCTGTACTTGATCATGATGCAAACTATCAGCAATTGATCAATCATATAAAAGATAATCCTGAGTACATAAAACAGCAGGAGGCATTTCATAAGAAAAATCTGATGCGTAAAGAATACTATCATATTTTTTATGAATTGCCTGAACTAGCCCCCAAATCTTTTAGTGCTTATAGCAGAATGAAAAACGCTCAAACAAAAAATTTTCTCAAACTCAAAGAGCAGGCAATAAAACATGGGATTTCAATAAGCTAAAACTGAATATAGTATATTTATCCAGGCAACCAGTAGAGCGGCTGTGGTTCCCCTGATCCTGAGCCTTGACAGGAGGGGATGCTTATGAGCGATTACGAGATATTTATGATAATCCTGACAACAGCCAGCTTAATTGTATCTATCCTTACATACACACATAAGAAATAGCCGCCCTGCTCTCTGGTAAAGAATAGGCGGCTACATCTTAGCTAAACATATTTGCCAGGACGGGGAGCCCAACCTCCCTTACTGGCTGTCTTGATAAGTATATTATATGCCTACTTCAGGAATTTGTCAATTTGCTATAAACTGCTGCCTTATTCATTTTTCAATATGTTCTTCAGTTCTATTTGTCTTTCTTAACGCTTCTTTTCCTCTCCAAACATGTCCTGTTACCTCATAGACTTTTCTCGGAGATATGATGTATGTTATCCGCCCACCGGAAAGGCTTTTTGCTGGTTTGTTGTTCTGCACAGCCACGCCAATCGGCAACCATCCGTACACAATCCCTGCCCGGATTGCTGTTGCAGGGAGTCCGATCAATTGACTTGTGTCGGCTACGGTCATATTCTCTGAAGAGAACTCTGGCATCTGTGGAATGCCTGATACGATTCTTGCCACCTCTGCGGCGAACTCATGTACTTCTGCACTTTTCTTAACGTAAACTCTTACTTCTTCTGGGGTCATGTGTTATTGCTCCTTTCTACTATACCGCTTCCAGATACGCCAGGTCTTTCACCGTCTCAAGACGTTCCTTGCAGTCTTTATATATTTCCTTATAGTGTTTCCCTTTCATGATTCCCATATCAATTTCATGCAAGATAATATTCTCCATTAAAGACAGATTATTTAACTGCATCACCGTAGCTTCATCTCTTTTACTGATTCCAGCCATTTTATTTGCAAGTCTGGTATAAGTCGCATAAAGCATTTCCGCATGGAAGCTACCCTGCTCCTGCGCATAGGATACAAGCTTCTGAATAGCATCGGTTTCTGCTTTTCTGGTAAACTTGCCTGCTTTCCGGGTTTCAATCCATCTCTGGGTTGATTTCTCACGAATGAAGTTTTCCATCTGCTTAAACGCTCGAATATATTGTAATTTCCATTCAAGGGCATTCTTTCCGGTAAATCCCATTACCAAGAGAGAAAAGCCGTCACGGTTCATCAGGTACATTTTATGATACTGTCCATTATCTGCTTTTCGTTTACTGACAATAAACATGTTTGAGGACTCCTCAAAATTGAGGAGTGAATCCAGCAAATTATCAATAGCACGTAATACATTGTCATGTCTCATTTCAAATTTCTCAGCAACCTGTAAACTATTACATACCGCCTGTTCATTTTTAAGATATACTAAATCGTCTATAACAACGCTCCTTTCCGCTCTGCAATTATTTTCCGAGCTATATAAGCCAATACTTCAAGTTTTTTCAAGTTCTATCTTGGAAATAACTGTATTGTTATGGGGCTACATATAAAAAATCTCAACATTTCTCAACAACCATGAGTAAATATGTTATTGCTTTTCGGCTATATATGCTAAAACACCATCATTTTCTACCATAATGCTGATTCTTCACGATTTCCTCACGCTTCGTTATCCATTCGCGCGTATTATATACAGCCCCATATCCTTACAGTACCGTAATATTTTCACCTAATTTTCCATTCTATTGCTAAAATGGATATCTTCCGCATGCCTGTAGTGCAGATCTGAATAATGCCAGTGTTTTTCGTTTGTATCCATAAACATCTGCATGGCATTTGTAATTCTGATCAATCCCTTTTCTGGCAAGGACCTGAAATGCCACGCCCTTGGATATACTGTAGAAGAGATCATCTTCAACCATAGGATTGCATTCATGCGCACATTGTAGCAGCAGAAGCTTGTCCGGTAGTTCCAGATCCAGACAATACTGCTTCAGCTGTTTTTCCTCTCCCTTTTTAAATCCATAATCTGTATAAGTTGCTTCTCTGGTTCGCATAATTTCTTCCTTTCTTTGCTCCGCTTTAAGTTGTTCCTGTGCCCCATTTTTCTTTATGCTAACTCAAATGGGTTTTTCCCATTTCTATTTCTTCTCATTTCAGCTTCACTGATAAAAATATCTAACAATTTTCTGCCAGATGCATTAACTGTAACATTATAGGTATTTCCGTCCCCCTGTCCTTTTCCTGATTCCTCCCGGACGATCTGACGCAACAGGCTTTCCGGTGTTTCCAGGTTATTACCTTTCTTCTGGTCACCTAATACCGCAAGGAATTCGCTTCGTGGTGGAATAACTGCGCCACTGGCCAGATAAGGAACTGTATTAACACGTGGCAACGTCAAATGATAATTTCCAAATCTACGCCCACCGTTTGGAAGTTGTACATTATAAGAGAATGTAAATCCGCTTTCGATTCCGGCAATAGAATTATTAATGTTGCCAACCATGCCGTTCACTCTAGATATTATGTTATTTAAACTTCTTATAATAGAGGTTTCAGCTCCACCGATAGCTCTAACAAGATTGTCCGCCATTTGCTTTCCGTAGATATCCGCACTACCTGCCATGTTTGATAATTCTTTGTCAACTTTTCGGCTCATCGTCTCCCAAGTTAAATTGGTATCAATAACTACTGATTCCCAATATGACTGAATATATCCCATGATATTTTTCATGGCTTCCAACGTATCTCTTTGCATATCTTCCAGAGCGTCTTTCACTGCCCCATAAGATTCTTTCCACTCAGATTTAGAGGTTTTGGTTACTTCCTTAAACGAATCGTCAGTATCTCTTTTTACACTTTCAGTATTTGTCTTTGTATCGGATGCCATACTGGATGTAGCATTCTCTACATCTGTTTTTGCTGTCTCCATAGAAGATGAAATCTTCTCCTGCGCTCCGACAATATTGGTATCTACTGCTGTGGTAACCGCCGTAGTTGCAGCCGGAAACTCTGCCCCTAATGCTGCATTCAGATCATCCAGTGGTACACCTGCATTCTTCAAAGCAGTGTAAACCATGTTCAAAGCATCCTGCGCACTCTTGGCACTTCCGCCAGTGTCCTGAAGCTGGCTTCTGACTCCCTGATAGGTTCCGCTAAATTCGTTCCCTTTCAGACTTAATGTATAAAGAGTGTCCGATAAAACACTAATTGCTTCTTTCGCGCTCAGCGAAGAGAGGTCAATCTGTCCTGCACTTTCAGAGAATCCCTGTCCCAATGCCAGCACTTTATTGGTCATATCTTCTATGAAGGTACCTGTTACGCCTGCCTGAGCACCATATTGTTCAAGTATTGCTTTCGCCTGCTCAGCAGATATGCCATATTCTGCCAACTTATGGATAAAACTGTCATACATTTCAGCATTGGATTTTCCCGCACTTTCATCGGCTTCAATCAACTTCCAGAGGTCTTCTGCCTGCTTTTGGGTTATTACATTCGAGGAACTCATTGCCCCAGCATAATCATGCAGATATCCACCCGCCTGTGTCAGAACAC